CCCATGATTTGATTTGCGATCCGCGCAAGAACTTGAGCATCAACGCCATTCCTCAATGATGATTTATCACTGATTTGGAAAATCTTTTCACCCTCTGAATCGAGAGCCTTGAGAACAAGAACCTCGGCAAGTGCATCCGCTTCCGATTGGTTTTTCACCGCGAATTGCAACTTGCCTTGGTCTTGCAATGTAAATGGTCGAGTGTAGAAAACGAAAGGATTCCCATCATCATCCGCCCATTCCGGAACTACAATTTCCTTGATGGGTTGGTTTTGATAATGAGCCTTTGCGCGATCGATCACGCTCATCCCATTTGATTTTGAATTAGCCGCCATAATTCTTTTCCCTTATGAAACTGTTGACTCGGTCAACGCTCCGGTGCCTTGGAATGTGATTGATGCCTCAACCAAGCCATCAAATGATGCGGTGATTGTCCGGCCAGTGACCAAAACCGTTCCGCTCAACTTATGATCGCCGGATGTGTTGCCTTCCATCTGAATGTTCAGAGTTGCGCTTGTGCCAACCGTCAACGCGCCCTGGCCGCTTGTGTCGGTGTCATCAAAGAAAACATCTGCCGAACCACTGAAAGATTTCAATGATGTCTTATATGTTCTCGAGGTGTCACCCATCGACGTATCTTCTAGGGTGTCCATTGTTTCATCGATGGAATATGAACGAACTTCGGCAACCTGGTCAGTTCCGACCAAGATCACCCCATCACTACCGCTAAATGTAGCCATTTTTTAATCCTCACTTTCAAGGGTTTTGGGTTTTGCGGTTTTCACCGCCTTCGATTTGGATGAGGGTGATGCCTTCCATCCTTTAGCCTCAAAAGAGGCTAAATCTTCTGCGTTTATCTCGATCGGCGATCCGCCGCTCGGTGGATAAACTTCTATTCTCTTTGCCATTTTTACGCCCTTTCCTTAATAGACCGTTTCTGCATCGGCTTCCGTTGTAGAATACAGGATTTCGAAAATAAATCGACCCACAACAACAGGTTTCTCGCCTTCACCCGCAAAATCGGCCTCGAACGAAATAAGGCGAGTATCCTTTGCATATCCGCCCCGAGTTCGATCGGTTGCCATTGCCGCCTCGATTTCCGCCGCGCTCGCGTCCAAAATATCATCCGCCGTTGCGCTTTCAACATAAACCTCAACTGACACCTCGAGCGAGCGAATAAGACCTCTCGGCGGCTTAATCGTTTGAGCCTCAATCGTTTCGCTCGAGGTGTAGACACAAAGACCAGGCATCCTGGCGCTTTGTATTGGATAAACCCTCGATGCGAAAACATTCGTGCCGGTGGTTGTGAGGCCGGTGAGAGTTGTTTCGATATTATCTCGAATGGATTTGCGAACGTGCGCCATCTAGTTTTTCTCCAATGCGAGAACCGTCATTCCGGTGCCATCGTGATCCACTACGCGGATCGTGTAGGCGGTGGAATTAACATTCAAGGCATCACCGTCCACCGCGCTCGAAACGTCACTTGTACGGCATAAAAATCGGGGTTGCCGAACGGCCATCGGAATATTGCCACCCGCATCAACCTCAACGATGTCATTGTCGAAAATGCCGTTGACGGTTGAGGCCGATCCGCCGTTTGGCGTATAAGTTGCCGCAACCCCGAAATCATCGACATCGACAAAAACCGCCAGATCATCAAGAGATTCAACCGCCATTTAAAAACCTATTTCTTGCGAGTCGTTGTTTTCGGTGTGCTTGATTTTTCCAAACCAACCGAACGATCGCTTTTCTTTTCTTTTTCGGCGAAAGGCTTTGCCTTGCCGGTGGTCATCAAAAACGATGCCAAAGTTGCATCAACCTCGATCACCGAACCGGCATCCTTTGCCTGGCCCTCGATGATGGTTCCGCGAATGAGTTCGAGTTTCATCAATTAAAATCCTTATAAGAGAGAGCGGGGTTGCCCCCGCCCTCGGTTTTTTTATGTGGTGATGTCGAGGATCGCCGCGAATGATTCCGCATGACGAACCGCCACATCAACATCTTGGAACATTGCAATCCGTGTCGCACCGGTTGATGATCCTGTGTAAGGATCGACCAGAACATCCAGACCGCCGAACATCCCGATCATCAGATCGGCAAAGTTCCCAAAGATCATCGCCGAGCAAACGCCTGATGATGTGCCTTTGGTCAAATCGCCTGGAACCAGTGTCGATGATGCGACACCATATCCGAGGATTGAGTTGCTATCATTTAGGATAAAGTTGCCCTCAACGCCTGACGCTTGACGCGGAATTGTACGCATCGCCGAAACCACTTTCGGGTTTGTCAAGAATGACAAGCTGCCGCCTAATGCGTTGTCGATCGCAACCTCTTTTTCGAGATCGGCGATTTTCGCATAAGTGACCGCGCCACCGTTTGTTCCGATCGCAACCGAACCGATTCCTGATGTGCCGGTGATGCCGGTTGGCTCATTAGAACCACCGCCCTCGATTGCCACATCATCGATCTTGGCCGCGAATTGACGCAACATATCATCACGAATGATTTGCTCAACTGATGGGTCTGATTGCATCATCAACTTGCGAGACAAATCAACATATTGAGCAACCGTTTTCGGTGCCATTGTGATTTGGCGGAAAGTTGGTGCGCCTTCTGAACCAGGTGCCGCATTCTCGGCAACAAATCCAACCGCTGTTTTTGCATTCAACGCCGGAATTGCAACATCACCGCTCAAACCGCTCATCATGCGAGCGCCAAGATCGGCCGTTACAAGATTGGCGCGGAGTGCGTCAACAAATTCACCACCGAGATGATCGGTCGGTTTCAAGAATCCACCGGCTGTATTGGTGCCAACAGTGAGATCGCGCTTGAAAATGTCGCTTGGAACATAGAAGCCGCGAGCCTCTTTGCCGGTGCGCTTGGCGATTTCATCAGAAACCTCACGCTCGAAACCGGTGATTTCACGACCTGTTGCCGCTGTCCGGAATGCTCTCATCAGAGAGTATGATTGCCGCTCTTGAACATTCATTTCAAGATTGTCTGGCGTTGCGATTGGCTCATCGGCTGATGCAACTGCTAACATTCCGCGAAATTGTGCGACTGAAAGACCATTTTTGATCGCTTCGTTCGCCATGTCGCGCTTGTTTTTAGATGCGCCAAGTTCCAAGATTTCATTTACAGTTTTGGCATATGCTTCACGCGCGTTTGCCTCAACTGATTGGATGTCTACTTCTGACATTTCAGTTTCCTTTCTTTCCGCTTTCGCGGGTTCAAGTTGGGGTTGTTCGATTTCGGCATTGCGATTCGTGCCAACAGAGTCATCCGCCGGAATTGAAACAATGCTTGCCTCGAGAGGTGTCCACGCGCGAACCCGATAAGTGTTCCCACCCTCGGCCTTTTCATCGCGTTCCATTTGTCCGATCCGGTATCCAATGCTTACATTGTTGCGAATACCATCACGAACATCATCGTAAACCTCGGAACCAAGTTGGCCTTTGCTGAACCGAACTGTCGCGCGGAGTCGCCGCGCCGAGGAATCTAGGTTTACAGATTCAATGACCCCGATTTGACGCTCGGGGTCGTGATCGAGCAACAATGGTGCGTTGCCCGAATTTAAGAATGAAAGATCAATCGCTCGATTGTTATGATCTAAGATTTCAACGCCAAAAGACCGCTCGACCGGTTTCTCGCTTGAGATCGAAATAGAAACGCGCCGATCGTTTTCGCCATCAACCTCGGCATCCATGCCCATCGCTCGATGCAATGTTTCGACCGGTGCCTTGCGTTCCTCATCATCGGGTTTGTATCCGTTTTCAACGTCAACCTCGACATCGGTTTCAACCATATCTGATTTGCCAAATTCGATGATATAGGAATCATCGGTTTCGCTCACGTTTTTGATGTGCCGTTGTTCATCCATTTTTCGTTCCTCATCTTGACCTTTTGTCGATTCCGGATGCCCTTCCGGTAAAAGATCGGTGTCGTGCTTGCCGCCTTGAAATCTTCCGTTTCTCAAACAGAATAGCAGAGAATTGACTCTGGCAAAAGCCCATTGCTCCGGTGATGACACACCAGGCCGAACCGAGCCTGGATTTGTCTTATATGCGCCGATGCCTCTTAAAAAGGATTCGGCCAACATCCCAAGCGTTGCTCGCTTGGTTGGATCGTCACCATATTCCTCATTGTGTTCCGCAACTTTATTCTCGAGGCTCTTTCTCGCCGTGTCGGTCAAATCCTCGATCGCCCGATCTTTCTTGCCCTCGAGCTTTTTCGTCAACTCGAGAATCACATCTTTCATCCCCTGTTCACCGAGGTTGCCAATCACGCCCCATTTTATTTGGGCAACAACCCCGCCAACATTCGAGAGGTTTGGCTCGAGATCACCATCGGCGAATTGCTCACCATCGCCAAAATGTCGCGCCGCCCATGCCTCTCGCTCTTTGATCCAACTCAAAACGCCCTCGGTTTCGGAACCATCACGCGCTCGGCCCCATAGGGTGAAAGCCTCATTGCCGCGAATATTCCCACCGGCTCCCCATATGTCGGGGTTAAATTCTTTGATGTTCTCGGCGAAATCCCGATCGAACTGAGGATATTCCGAGTTTCTCAAAGAGATTTTGAGATCATCGCCTTTTTTCGGGAAATCAGTTGCCATCGGTGGGTTCCTCATCCTCGATCGGTTCCGCCGAGAATTTCATCGGCCCATATCCAGATTGACCGCCGCCGAACGGCTGGAACGCGAGAACAATATCGCGCTCGCTCGCCATTTGTTTCTCGAGAACGATTTGATCCATCACATCGGTAATATCTCGACCATATTGGTTCGCCACATCTTGCATCGAAAGAATGCCAGAATTTAAGCCAATCACCGCCGCATTCATTTCACGTTGAGGATCAACCCAAGCGAAACCGCGCCCTCGATACTCCACATTGTCGGCGAATTTATCGAACCGAGTCGGCGGAATTGGCACCGATCCGCTTTCCATTGCCGCCATCAACCACGCCCGAAAGATCGGTTGAACAAAATGCTCGATCATAAAATCATGCAAAACTTTGTAGAAATCACGATCCTCGAGAGCGCCTTGGCGGATCGAGGAATAAGAGGTTTGCGTCAAATCATTCGAGATCGAGGCATAAGAAACACCCAATGCCGAGGCAATCCCCCGCAAGATCGCTCGCTCAAAATCCGCGAATGTGTTTGCGTTCGAGGTTGGATCGAATGATTTAAAATCAACGCCTGGCCCGAGTTGGTGAAATGTTCCTGGCTCGGCCTC